CATGATTGCTGGTATCGATAATAGCATGATTTAAGTTAGCCGATATAAGATTACTTGTTGTATCAACATGATTGCTTGTATCAAAAATAGCTAGATTTAAGTTAGCCGATATAAGATTGCTTGTGGTATCAACATGATTGCTGGTATCGATAATAGCATGATTTAAGTTAGCAGATATAAGATTGCTTGTGCTAGATATATAATTGCTTGTCTCTTGAATAATATCACGACCATCAATAGTATATATAAAATTATTTTCATTTGATACAATATTAATATTACCATTAACGTCAAGCTTGTTGTTGTTATTATTCGGATTTGTAACACCAATACCGACACTACCATCATTGGTAATCGTAAATACTTGATCAATATTATTTGATACGTTTAAAATACTATGTGTATCATTATATTGTTTTAAATTAAAAGCTATTCCAATATCACTATTCTCAATATCTAATTGTTCTGTCGTATACACATCTGTTTCCAGTGTCGTAGTATCACCTAAAACTAATAAATTATTATTAATAGTTAAATTTCCTTCGATTAAAAGGTCATCAGAGTAAATATTATCAATTATAAATTTTTTATGCGCATCTGAATTTTGGTGTATATTATCAGTATTTAAGTTATTTATACGAACATTTAGAATATCTACATTATAATTAATTTCATTATTTGTTGTAATAAAATTATGATTAATATAATTTGAATTATCTATAATATCTGTTGCTAATTGATTAGATGCAAATAGAATGTAATTGCAAGTATCTAGAACTGATTCTGGAATTTTAATGCTTTCAACTAACTGGTCTAAAAATCTTAAAATTACTATACCGTCACCACCGGATGCACCATAATTACCATATCCACCACCGCCTGAACCATTTCTACCATTATAATACAAAGTTTCGTCATATACTGAGCTACCGTCACCTCCACCACCTAAACCACCTGTACCATTATCTATATTACTAGAACCACCAGCTCCTAGATATAAATAGTTACAAGTAGAATCATAATAACCTAAACTATTGTCAGTTGGTAAATCAAAAGTATCTTTAAAATTGACATACACACCAGAATTATCTAACTCAAATGCCCCATCACCACCATTTATATCATAGCCACTTGTCCCGGCACCACCACCTCCACCATATTCTATATATCCATCATTCCCATATAAATAAACACCGTTTGTATTTAAAAAAGAATATGAGGTAGGTGTATTATCTGTATTAGTACCTCCGTCACCAGAACCAGAGCCTCCAATTCCAGCATTTATCCCATAAGACCCCCCACCATCTGCTACCAATGTATTAAAAATAGTATCATTTCCAGAAGAATTTAATTGCGATGTATAATTACCCGCGCCACCTCGCCCAACTTTTATTCGGTAATCACCCGAATATATAACGGCATTATCAATATAAATCAATTTACCTGAACCACCACCAGCACGTTGACTACCACCACCTCCTCCCCCAATAATAATAATATCTGAGTCAGTACCGTTATCTTGATCATAATATGTCAATATATATTCGGTATAATTATTGGCATTAAATAATTCATTAATTTGACTATCATTTAAAACCTTATTATAAATTCTAAAATCGGAAATAGAACATTCTAACGTATTATTTGTATCATATCTAGATTTACCTAAATATTTTTTGTTATAATTCGCGTTAGGGTTAATTGTTCTATTTATAGATATTGCATCTTCTTTAATATTATTAATATGTACAGTCCATACTCCTGAACCATCAATAGACCAAGATATGTGAACCCAATCTCCATTAAATAAATTATCATATTGTGTTATTTTGTATTCATTTGAACCAAAATTAAAAATATTTAATGTAATATTATTATCACCATCAATACCAATATTGATATAATATGATGAATTATCTGAACCTAAAAACATAAATGATCTTAAATTTTGTGGATTACTACATTTAAACCAAAAAGCAAATGTAATACCAACTTCACTGCCACCCAATTCTCCTATACCATAAATACCTTGTATATTACACTTATCGTTTAACTTAGCGTATGAATTATCTGTTCCATCTAAATATAAATAGTTATTATTCAGGGGTGTATATTCGAATATAAGTTCATTACTATTATCTGGTTTAATTGTTGCAGTTCCGTATAATATTAAACGATCACTTAAAGTGGAGTCGCCATGAGCGGAAGTATTACCTTTATTATTAATATAAGATGAATCAACTATACTGCTAAAATTATACCATATTGGTAATATTGTCCCTATATCTTGTAAAGATTCGTCGTTATCAAATGTAGTACCTAAATTAGGATTATAAGTAAATATGTATTTTTTATAAACAGACTTAACTAAAAATTGTCGTAGATTTTGCAAAGCAATGTTTGGCACAACAGATGGTGTTCTAATTTGAACAACTTCAGGAACAATACTTAGAAACCCGTCAGCTGATACGAATAGACCTTCGCCTACTTTAACAACGCCTGCTTTACTTGTGCTGGCGATAGGAATACCATTGGTATTATCAATACCAAGAGTATTCTCAATATGAGCTAATATGTCTGAAATAATAATATTAGATGAACTATCAATTTTATTAAGTAATATATTTGAAGTAATATTTACATAATTTGAACTATCTTCAACTATATTTTTATCATTAATATATAAAATATTTGCTTGGTTATCCCATCTTATACGCGATGATGTTAAAAATTTATTATCATTGTTGATAAATGAATTATTATTAAAAACCAAACCTTGATGTATATATGTGTTATTATTTGTACCACCAAAAGACTTACTTAATGCGTTGCCTCTATTAACACTATCAATATTTAAGTCTGTCATTTTTTCACCAGAACCAATAAATTTGCCGGCCGTAACATCTCCATTGATTTCTAAATCATTTGTAGAAATAGAGAATGCTGTTCTTGTTGTTCCAGACGGAGTAATACTGTCAGACATTCTTTACTAATTATAAAAATAAATAAAAAATCTATAATGATACAATCAATTAAATATATAAATATATTGATACTAACATAGTAATGACACATGATAATGTAATAGGAAATATGTGTAAAATCTCACTATTTATGTTATCATTATCAATTTTATCTGATAAAATATTTTTCAATTCATCATATTTATTATTATATAAATTGAAATAATCATCGCAATTATCATATTTATTTTCATAATTAGTATTTATATCATATGTATCGCTATAATAATTTTTTAAATCATTAACATTGAACTCGACAATCATTATTATATATTGTAAGACTATAATATTTATATAATTATAGATAATGAAAAAAAAAAAGGGTGGATATTACGATTCAAATGTAGATATTTCTAGTATTAATATTTCACGTACTCAACAAGATGATGCTATTTTATCAGATCTATCACCAAATGTATTAGTAAATAATTTAACTCATAGTTTATCAAATTGTGGACCAGTAACATTGTCTGCTACAAACGGTTGTTTAGATAATGACAGTAATAAGAATGGCGTAAATTATTTATATATGCCAAGTAGTAGAGGAGGTAAATTAAATAAAATGAACAACAATACTTCTGAAAATTTATTGTTAGAGGGTGGATGTTATACATGCCCGCGTGGGCAGCGTGGATTAAATACATTGTCGAGAAAATTTATAGTAATTATACCATTATTATATAATAAATATAAAAAAGGAGATGTAAAAAGTTTTGATAAAACTGTTAAAAAATTAACCAAACCTGCTAAGAAATCTGCCAAGAAACCTGCTAAGAAACCTGCTAAGAAACCAAAAAAACGTACTCGTAGACAAAGAGGTGGTAATTTAGATTTTACCGATCTTAGTAGCTTAGATTTTAGCTACCAAGACTATAAACCGCCCGATTTAGCATGTGCTAATAAATACCAGCCACTATAATTACTTAGTATTTAAGGTAAAAATAGTTCCTTATTTTTTTCATATGGTTTATATTTTTCATAATTTATATGATAATATTTTTTATCAATATTTCCATAGTTAGTTAAAATTGTAATCATTTTATTGTATTTATTAATAAAATCTTTTATTGACTTATTGACTTCATCATGAGGGACAAAACCATAGATATGCTTAAACTTATTAGGCACTACAAATATTAATGAATAAAATATTTCTAATATAGAATCCTTTATATCATAAATTATAGGCAAATAAGTATTTAATTCATATCGGTTAGATAATATATATATATATATTTTCATCATTTTATTCATATTAATAATAATATTATTATATCTTGTCTTATCAAATTTTTTGATGAACCTAATATTATAAATAATATCAACGAAGTCTTTATTCTCAACTAAAAATCTAACATTTTTGTTTTTATTATAAGTTGTATAAAAATTATCTACATTTATTTGTTCAATATCCTTAATATCCTCTTGAAGCTTTGATTCTTTTTCATTTTCTTTATTGTTATTGTTAATAATTTTATTTTTAATATTATTATCAATGTTTACATAAATAAAAATTACTATTATTATAGTTAGTAATATTTGTGCATTTAATTTTGCCATAATGTAAAATAATAATGCTAAAAATATAAATGAATAATTATAATTACTAATGATTTTATCAATGAAAAAATTCATATATCTAATCTATCTTATTAATAATTTTATTATTACACGGATGCACCATCAATAAAATACAATATAAATGAAAGTATTACAAGAATAATTCCAAAATATATTTTTCTGTCATCTTCTGTTAAAATATATATTATTTTGGTAATATAATAATTAGTATCTGCAATTTTTGTGTTATTGAGTTCAATAATATCATTTATTATATCAATTGCTGTTTGCAATGTATTTTTATATACTTGTTTCAATGTTAAATTATATGTGTTATTTCTTATTTCATTATCCGGTATTTTTTCAGGTAATGTTTCCAATAAAGTATTAATTTTATTTTCAATCTGTTTTTCAATGTATTTTTCAACATTTTTAGGTATTATTTCCTCACTTTTTTCTTCATTTTCAAGTTTTGATGTTTCCATAATTAAATTATTTAATCTACTTTAATCGTATAAAAGATAATTTAAATAATTTCCATCATATCAATATTTGCAATTAAATTTCTCCTACAACAATATCTTTTTAAACCTAGATTATCTAAAATTTTACCGGTATGAATTTTATCAAAGTTTTTATAAAGTTTATCTACTTTTTTTGTTTCATCAATATTCGCTTTCTCTTTTTCATAATAATCAACAACATCGGCCATTACTCTACCGCAAGTAAAGCATCTAACAGGAATAATCATATTTAATCTTTCTAATATTAAAGGTATATAATCATTTTTTATATATTATTGTGTAAAAATAAAATAATTTATTATATTAGATTAATAATAGAATAGAATATGTCTTTATCGGGTTTAAATTATAAAATTTTACAAATTGAAAGCAAATTATCTAATATGGGGGTTAGCGGAGATGCATCAAATGCTGTTGACAATAGCGAAGAAGTTGCTAAATTAGAAGCACAAATAACTGCTATTGGTGGCAAAACTGATGCTGCGTTAGAAGCCTCTGCTCAGGTAATGATGAGTAGCAAAAAAGACGCCGACGCTTTATTACAAAAAATACAAAAAATAGAAAAGGTTGTAGAAAAATTAGCTAAACAATTAGATACTTTATCTAAAAAATCACAAGATAGCTCTTCGCAAGTTTAATATTTAGGAATAGATTTTTTACAATCTTCTAACATATTTTGTTCATATTGCCACATATTGATGCAATTATTTAAAATATCACTATTTTTTTGTAGATATCCCTTGTTTCTCTTCATACATTCAAGGGCTTCTAATGAATATTTCTTTGCATTATCATAATCTTTATTTTTAACATATAATATGGATAAAACATTGAAAAAATCCGGTGAATCAAAATTATTACTATTGAAAAGTTCCATCGCTTTTATAATATCTTCTTTGTCAACAATTTGCTTATTTGAAATTTTAGACAGTTCTATATAATTATTGTTAAAATAGAGATAATTGTTGGGATTGACAGACGATGGATATATACCTATCTTAGAACCTTCTATAAATGTATTTTTATTATAAAATAGTACAGTATAATTATTATCATTAATAAATTTACATAAAAGATGTTTAAAACGTAATTTAAATATATTCATTGATTCGTATAATAATTTACATATTTTAGGTTTTATAAAATAACATGATTTTGATAATAGTTTTTTATATATTGTGTTATATTCTATATATTCTTGTGTATTATTTATTACATTTAGAGATGATAGTAAAATATCCCAATCTATTTCATTGATATTTACTAACAGTTTTTTTATATTATCTAGATATGCTTTGCCAATTATAATATCATCTTCAATAATCATATATATATCATTATTATTACTATTATCATTATCAATTATATGTTTGAATGCATTTTTCTGTTTTTCATAATTAGAAATTTGATATGAGTTTAACGATGAAATATAATTATTATACTCATTATCACCAGGAAACTTAGAATAATCGACTCTTTTATTATATTCTTCAATATTTTTATCAATTGTATCATTACATGGTGTAGTAATGATATTTAACTTGAAATTAATGTTATTCTCGCTACATATTTTTTTTATTGCTTCTAAACTAGAATTGATATTACCTTGGCGATTTTCTAACTTTTCTGTGTAAATTAAATATATATTTAAATTCATGATATATTATATTAGTACTCGTAGTCTTTATAATATTTTATTATAATATAACTTCTTTGAATCCCTCGTCAATATTTGGCTCTTGATATTTTTTCCTAAAAACATAATATGTTATCTTGGGGATTACTTTATCTCTTTTATTATTTCTAAACATTGATTCTACTATATCGGTTTTAACATTAATACATCTCGCTTCTATATTATATTTCTTAGCAACAGCTATATATTCGCTTCGTTTATCTTTTGTTGCATTAGTTGCATCGTAAATTATAGATTTCCCATTTTTTATGTGCTTTTCCGATTCTTTTATCATTTTTTTACTTGTTTTATATTCATCACCACTAATAACAACGTATCTATCTTTATTAAATGTATTACTTATTGTTGTCTTACCACTTCCCGGATATCCAACCATCACTATAATTTCTTGATTTTTATTCTCAGCAATATTTTTACGTTTAGTATTAGTAGTTGCGAATAATTCGTCTGGTGAATAATATTTTATACCAATATTCTCAGCAAACTTTTTATCAACATCCGACCAATCCTCTTTTCTCCCCAATGCATCACCTACGTAAAATGATTTATTTTTATCCCATTTTTTATTATTTAATAATAAATCAAATATTGATTTATCTGGTTTAGCAATAATGTTATCTGACCCGATGACATATATAATTGGTATATTTAAACTGCTAAGTGCATTATTTATTTCTTTAATTTTAGTAATGGTATTCTTTCTTTGATTACTTATAATATTTATGGAATATCCTTTATCATACAACTCTTTTATGATAATAGGCACTTTTTCTGTTAACCAAACCCAATCATTTTCGTTTTTTGAAAATGTTCCATTTGATTTAGGTTTTACTAATGTCCAATCATAATCAAATATTGCCATCTTTTGTCTATGTCTATATTTATTTATCTTATAAACATTTTCAATAGTTTTGTCTTTTATACACCTACCTGTTAAGTAATTACAAATTTTGCTTATTTTCTTGCATTTTTCGATATTCATCATATCGCATTTATTCATTGTTATCAACTAAATACAATCAACTTTTATAAATTATATAAGTTATATAATAGTTAAATAATTACGAGATGATTGGAGATGATATTATATATGAATATCCTAATTGTGATAGATTAGTTATTATAGGGGATATTCATGGAGATATCAAACGATTAAAAACTATATTGATTGACGCTAAAATAATAAATAATAATATCGAATGGATTGCTGAGCCACCTAATACTGTTGTGGTACAAATGGGGGATCAAGTTGATAGTTTAAATAGAGATGAGTCAATAGCAGAATGGGAAGTATTAGATGATGTAGAGGTAATATATTTTACTAATTTACTTGATAAATTTGCACAATCAAAAGGTGGGCGGTTTATTTCTATTATAGGAAATCACGAGTTTATGAATGTAATTGGTAATTATAGTTATGTTTCCAGTAAAAGTATGGCAAATAATGAAAATAAAAGAAGAGAGTTATTTAAAGCAAAAGGTGTATTATCACCTATATTATCCAAACGTCCAATTGTATTAAAAATAGGTGAATTGTTCTTTTGTCATGCTGGGCTTACAACAAAACATCTAGAATTATTAAAAAAATATGGCAAAGATATTTCATATATCAATAGAATTTGGAAAAATTTTGTACTACATGGTAACGTTTTAAAAGAAGATAAAGAGATTTTTGATAACATTTTATTAGATTACAATGGAATATTATGGACGCGCGAATTAGATAATCAAAATGATTTGAATGAATTGTTGAAAAGTATTAATTGCACATTTATGTTTGTTGGACATACAGTAATGGACGGAATTAAATTTTATAATAATAAAGTATGGTATACTGATACTGGCATATCACGTGCTTTCGGTAATAATAAATATCAATATATGGAAATTATAAACTATCATATACATATTAAAGAAATCAAGTAAATATTAATATATATACGAATATTATAAACCATGGATATATAGTTAATAATTCGGGATTAATAATACTGTATTTTGTCGTATATTCATAATAGCAAAACCATAAAGATAATAGCATAGCTATTCTACCAAAGTTTACTTCAATCCTCTTCAATTCTTCTTGTTCTTTCAATGTTTTTTCATTATAATTTTTTAATATTACATTATCATTTATTGATACTTTATCATTAGAAATATCTGTTATTGATATGACATGATTTAGCTCAATTACACCTACGTATAGCAATACAAAAATATAAAATACACAATTAATACGTGATAATCCGCCATTTATAAAGGAAGGGACTAGTTCGTTATTTATCAATAAATTATCGGCATATAATAGTATTGCTAATACTGGATGAATAACTTCGGCAAAAACTCTACCAATTACTGCTAACATAGCAATACGCCCATGTTTCAATTCTGATTATTTTAAAGAAAAGTTTTGATGAATAAAATATCTTACAATTTTAGGTATTTTTATATTATTACGTATAAGTTTGTTGTAGGTTTTTTTTCATATTATTAAAATTTAACGACATATGTGGTTGTTTTATAGATATTACTTTATTTGTCGACCCAACTGTAAAAAATTCATTTATTATTTGCGCGTTTAATATCATTACTATATAGAAAATTATATAATGCGTACGCATAGTATATAAAAAAATGATAAATGTATATATATTATATATATACAAAAAATAATGAATATATTTGATAAGCTACCTGATGATATCCAAAGCTTAATCTTGAATAAGTATTTAATATATCCCCAGGACCATGGTTTACTAAATGATATTAGAAGTT